GTGCATCGAACTCGCCCGCTTTCATTTTTAGCTTTGCCCGGTCGACAATCTGAGCCGCTGAGTAGGTCAGCTCTGGGCATAGATAGCCCTGGTCGATTAGGTCGGGGATATCGATGCCGCACACGATGTCATCGAAGTAGTTGCGCAAGGGATTGGTCTTGCGAGCTGCCAATGGCGTTGCTGTGAAGCCAATGATGTACTGAGAGGTGAAGTGCTCGATGACCTTGGTAAAGTTGCCGATGTGCACCTCATCGACAATGACCAGTCCGATGTTAGTGAACTTGTCGAGCCGCTTGTAAGCAGTCTCAACCATTGCGACATAAACGCGAGCATGCGGGATTGACTTCATGCCAGCGGTTACAGATTGCGTGGGTAATTCGATGGCGCGTGAAGCTTGATGGAGCAGCTCCTCACGATGCACAAGGATTAGGATGTCCGTGTTATTGCGTGCTGTGAAGCGGTCGCAAATCGCAGAAAAGCACACGGTCTTGCCTCCACCAGTTGCGAGCTGCGCGACAACCTTGCGATTGCTGCGAAGGCTCGCTGCGATGTTATTGATGAAAGTCTCCTGATAGGGGCGAAGGGTCATGATTCAAGCCGCTTATCCATTGGTATAAAGTCCGAGCCATTGCCGTGTACTGTCTTGATGAAATCCACCTCAACCTTTGCAGAGTTGATGATGGTCTGAGCCACATCGGTGATGGCTTTCGCCTTTTCGATTTCCATGTCACCATCTTTGAGCATTTCGATTACTTCGAATAGATGGTCTCTTAGGTGTTCAATCTTGTTCCTTGCCATGATTTTTTAGTATTTTCTTGAGTTTAGAAATTGTTTTCATTGTTGATTTGAGCTCTTCAGGATAGCGATGGATGGTATTAAGTCGCATGTTGCTTTCGCGATCTACCAGCATGAGGTTCTCGATTTGCCAGTTCTCCTTATTGCCATCTATGAAGCGCAGGAATTTACCTTTCGGAATCGGTCCGTTCTCGATTTCCCAGGCAAGCCGGTGAGTCATCACCCAGCCATTAAGCCCTTCTTTGACCTTTGTCCAATGATAGCCTTCAGCATCGATGCGAGTCCAGCCCACAGGCTTGTAGTTTGCCGGAATGTGGCCAGTCTTAAAGTGCGTATGCTCGGGTGCATTGTTGTTGCCTTTCACGCCTTTGTTCCAAGGGATGTTTCCTTTGGTGAATCGATGCTTCACCCCAGCAATTGCCACAACTTTGCCATGCACTTCTCGAATGTACTCAGGCGCTTTCTTTAGCCCGAGCCTGAATGCGATGTTATAAACGCTCGACTCAGATATGCCAAGCAATTTGGCAATCTCTGCCGTCTTAGTGTGCGAGTAATACTCAACAACGTAATCGATTACAAGCTGGCCGTGTCGCTTACTTCCCATAGTTGCCATCGAATTGGTTAAGAAATCCTGCGATTAGCTGGAATGCATGGTCGAGCTCTTGCTGGTTGTGGCGGTAGAGGTAGAGGTCTTTGAACTGCCCCGACTTCTTAACCTTTGGCGGCACTCCAATGTAGTAGAAGTCTTTCGGGTCCCAGCCCATCAGCATGCAATACCACACAGCCTGCACATGGTTGAAGTGCTTTATCATGTCATCGGCAAAGGCTTGCAGGTTCTTCGCCGTTGTGGTCTTGACATCAGCGATTATCTTCATCTCATCCCAGCAGATATCCATCGCACCTTTAGCGAGCACGGTCTTATCCCCGAAGGTCAGTTCGGTAACCACGATGCGCTCCTTTTCGCTTTTGTCGAAGAGCTCACCAAGCAACTCGACCTGGTGAATTGCATCGTATGTATTGCGCACTGCATCGCCCATTGTCTCATACTCGCATTCAAGCAGTGAGTAGTGGAAGTCCTTGCCATAGTTCAGCGATGCCTTTGCATAGCTGATGTCTCCAGTGTAGTGCCGTTTGATGCGGCTTGCGCTTACCGCTGGGTAGGTTATGTATTCTTCGCGTGTCATGATGTGAAAGTCTCGGTAAAATATTCGTTAGCTGTTTGCGGACCTTCTTTTATGCCTTCGAGCTTTCCGGCTGTGTACATCTGCATCATGTACTCGCGCTCGAGTGCTTTTGCTTGCTGGAATGCTTCTGCGAAATATGGTCCCATTTCGGTTGTTAGCTTGTTCTGAATGGTTAGTCGCAGCCATTCAACTGCTGTCATTTTAGTTGGCATGTTTTAGCGTGTTATGGTTTGTATTTGTTCTTCGTAAATCTCAATGCCAGCGATGGCGGTCACTCCGCATTTCTCCATTGCCTTGAGCAAGTTCTGCGTGAGGTCTTCGGGCTTGTACATTCCTGAGCCGAACAGGACACTGAGCACCTTCATCCAATCCACTTCGCCAGTGATGCGAGTGCGGCGGATTGTGCGAATGCCTTTGATGTGGCTGTGCTGGATGCTAACATCAGCGAGCTGATCGGTCAAGTCGGCCATCGAGCGGGATTGCTCCTGAATGCGCTTTTGTTCTTCTTGCTGCTTGCGATTAAGCTCGGCGGTGTACTTCAGCATCTCAGCTTTGGTGGATGCGATGAAAGCCTGGAGCGGTTCGGTGGCATCTGACTCGATGCGCATGAGTTCTTTCTTGTAGGCATCGAGCGGACCAGTGACCATCTTACGCGCATCTTGGATAGCCTTAACAGCGGCGTTAACCTGAGCGATGGCGTTGGATGCGGCGGTGTATTGGTTTGAGCTTTCGATTGGCTGAATGTTAGCCGTTAGCCTCTGAGCGTTTAATGTCTCGGGAGAATTTATTGATTGATACAATTTCTCAATCGGAATTGTTATCTTTGCGATACTGTTCATGTGTTTTGTATTAGTAAAAGCCCGGCTATTAGTGTGTATGCCGGGCTTTTTTTGTGGTTAGAAATTAGAATACAGTCTTATCGTCTGACTCTGAAAATAGTGAATCGAAGTCTGTGGCTGATGCCTCCCACGTTGGCGCTGGCACAGCTGGCTTGGCGGTAGTTCGCGCAATCCATTCATCGCTTTTGCGAATATCTTCCTGAAGGAACTCCGGCAGCTTTGCGAATACCTCAGCATTGTGCTCGGTTGTGTCATAGGTCAAAAGCTCGTTGATGGCAGGCGGGCAAGCAAGGCCCTTCGGCAGCGGAGAGATGCTCATGATGTTGGCATACACTCGGTCCTCTTTGCCATTGTGTGCGATGTTAATCATCCCGGGATGTCCGAGTAGCTTTGTGATGTCGAAGTCAGCGGCTTGCGCATCTGAGAGCTTCTTGCCAATCCATGACTCGATGAACTTGCGTAGAGATGCCTTCTCGCCCATTGTGAGGTTGAATACTGTCTTAACATAGAACGGCTGTTCGCCTTTGTCTTCGCTGAATACAGCGGTCTCTGTTGGCAGTTCAAAGAGGAATTGAACTTTGCGTTTTTTGTTGCCCCACTTTTCATCGAAGGTAGTGCCCTTGTCGATGATTTGGTAGCAACGCGCAGGATATGCGCCTTCTGGTGCGATTTGGCGGGTTTGGCTTCCGCCTGAGTTTACTGGTGCTTTCATAAGTGAAAAGATTAAATTGAGGTTAAAAGTGCTTGAGTTGATTGTTCGTGAAGGTATTCAGTGACGAATGCAAACTGGTTATGGAATTCTTCCATATTGCAAGGGTCATAGATGCGCTTCTCAGGTGCCACGCCGTGCTCCATCGAGCGGTGATACTGGCGTGCAAGGTTTGCGGCTTGGCTGTCGCATCGGGTGTAAAGGCCCTTGATGCAGCCGTCATTTACAACCATGACCATAGTGCCGGTGAGGTGGTTGTAGTGAAAAAATTCAGTGCCCTTCCAATTCTTGAAGGTTGTCGCTGGTGATAGTTCTGGTGTGTTCATGTGTATAGATGTGTTATGAGTTTAGAAAGAATGGGCGGTGGTTAGCCGCCCGGTGGGGTTAGTTAAATGACCAAGAAACAAGGGTTAAAATAGTTTCGTGCTGTTGGTTGCCACGTTCTAAAATCCAATTATTTAATTTTTTACGCTGATCGTTTTCGCCTTTAAGCTCCCAGCAATATTCTCCGTTAGAGTATGCGTTAGTTGCGTCGATTGTTCTGCTAACTGTTTCGCCTGTTAGTTCGTCAATCATTTGAAGTGTTACTGTTGTCATGGCTGTGATTGTTTTGTTTGACAAATGTAAATCCTTATTTTGAATTCACAATACTAAAACAAAGAAAAAAGTAAACCACCAGCGCGAAAAATCGCAAGTGCTTAATAATCAACGCAATTATTTTGCGCGACCAATTGCGAATCCTGTAATGCCACCAAGTGCGAAAGCGAATGCGCGAGTCTCATACCACTTCTTCGGCGGCTCGGCCACGATTATGTTATTCATGCCGGTAACGGTTACATAAGGGTTGTCGATGCCAAGCCTTACCACCTTGTCGCGCTTACGCGATAGGAAGCCTTTACGCAGCGTATCTCCGATTGCAACGGTATAAGACACCGGAATAATAATTGAATCCAACTGAAGCCGTCCTAAGCGGCTTATTTGCCCACCTATCTCGAGCCACTTACCAGGCCGATGGAAGGTGCGAGGCAGGCGAAGGTGCGGGAAGCTGTCAATGTACACGGTCTCGCCAAGCTCTACTTGCGTCACCACCTTGGTGCGCGTTTGGTAGCGCACCACCACCTCAGGCTCACGCAATTCCAAGGCTCGCAGCTTGGTGCCTGCCGCTGCGAGCTGTACACCTTGCGAGTACATGCGCGTGCTATCTCTCGCAATGCGCACAGCGTACTCATTGTTCAGTGAATCGAGGTACATCGCATTGCTTTCAGCCTCGCCCAATGCCCCGCACGTGCGAAGCAAAAGCAGCAATAGAAATAGGCATATTGCCAATAGGCTTAAAGTGCTGATGTTGCTTTGCTGCATAGTATTAGTTCGTTTAATCGTTTGAGGTAGGTGCTCTTATCTCTGAGCTCGTTAAGCAATATATCGCCCGCCACCTTAATCGGCATCGACTTCTCGGATATGTACACAGCCAGCACCTTAACCAAGCGCTCATCGCATTCGCAATCGGTGGCCGGAAGGTTGCTCATAATTGCCGGGTTGCTTTTTTGACTAACAGCCGAATCACATTGTCGAGCTTTTCAACGCTGTCCTCGAGCATCTTCATAACGCCATCGCGCTCCTGATCGGTTGCCCAAGTATGCTCGTTTATCATTTTCACCAAGCCACCAATCGATGTCAACGGCTGACGAAGCTCGTGCGATAGGGTAAAGCGAAACTCTTCCAGTAGCATCTTTTGCCGCTCGTATTCGTGGTTGCTTATGGAAGTAACATCGACCAATTGAATGCCGATGAAGTGCAGCATATCTACAATGGCGTACACATTCCACATATTGAAACGCTCCGAGCTTATCTTCTGCTTGGTCTTTGCGTATGCCCGAATCGGGTCGGGCGATTTGCTTTGCGCCTTGCGAATGGCTGCAAGCAGTTCATCGCGGTCGCTGTCTTGCGCTGCGATGTCGAGGATATTGCCGGGCTTTATGTGGCTGGAGTATTCGCGGAATAGGTCATTCGTGGTGACGATGTTGCCATCCCTGTCGGTGATCACATAGAAGAGGTCAATTGATGACTCAAGGATGTGCAGCGATGCCATGCTGCAAAGATACGTTAAACCGAACGTAAATCCGCAATTAATGAACGCCATGCTGGCACACATCCGAGCGCATACTTGATGGTAAGCAGCATCGTAAATGTCAGCACAATTCCATTAGCAAGTATATCGTAATTCATAGGCGTTGGCATTTCCGGCTCGTTTCTTACAGCGTGAGTTTTCGGGATGTAATACGTGGCGGGTGGATATAAAGATACATCACAGGGCTGAATAGTGTCGAATGCCGTTAGCACTTTCGCCTTTGCCGGTTGCGCCATGACCGCCTGAAAGGATTCACGATTCGCTTGGGCGAATGAGGTGTCCACATCGGGCTGATGCCACTGCATCTCATCGACATTGAGCTTGCTGTGGCGCACTACTTTGATGGTATCTCTTCTAATCTGTTGCATCGCTTTTTGCTTTTGGTATATACCCTGCGGCTAATAGTGCTGCAATGATGGCGGTTAATGTCTCGGCTGTTATCACTTTGAAGATAAGTAGGAAGATGGACACCAGAATCATAAGCGAACCGATTGTGCCGCGCCAGTGCTTCACAATCACATCGAGTATTCGCCTTTGCTTGGTAGCCCTTTTTCGCATACCTAATATACGCGAAAGCCCTTGCGGCGTTGGGGCAAGATGCCTCTAAATATTACAAAGTGAGAAATAGAGATTCGCCTCTTCGCGGCGGCGATTGGTCAGCCCTTGCAGTGCTTTCCCGCCTGCCTTGTTCCACTTCAGGAACTCATCGAGGATGCTCGGGTCGGCTGAGTTGGCTTTGGCTTTCTTTAGCAGCGTTGACTTAACCAAAGCGCCTGTGCCTACGTTGTAGGCGAATGTCACAAGCGCATCGAACTGGCATTGGTTGAGGTTAGGTAGGTGCTTATTGACGGCTGCCTCGAATGGGTCAAGTGTGGAAAGTAGCAATTGCGTTGCTTCCTTTTCGCCTGTGAGCTTTTCGCCGAGCATTACCTTCTTTCCATTCGGGTAGCGTGTCGAGCCGTAGCCTATGGTCGGTACTCCGGCGGGGCACAGGTAGCTTGAGAGCCTCAATCCCTCGTACTTCTTAATCAGATTAAGCCCGAGAATTGAGGTGCTGCGCATTAGTTAATTTCGTATTGAAATAGAACGTGGCAAGTTGCCGTTGATGTTATAAGTGATGTATCTTCTGAACTCATTACAATTCTACCTTTTGTAGTACTTGATGATCTAACTGCACCATTAAACCGCTGGATAATATTACTTGAAGATAATGAACCACAAGGAACACCTGTTGTTGTTGAAAAAGGTAAAGTAAAGTTAAAACTACCAGTATTATTCGCTGAAAAGTCAACCTCAATACTCAAAGATATAGAGCAAGTTATAACATTGCCAACCCTTTGATAAGTCGCTGCAAATAAAGTTGCATCTATAATTGCATCAGTAAATGTGTCAAATGTAGGTGTCCATGTACCACTTGCGAACATATTACCCACTTCAATCTGCTTGCTGGTATTGCTACTTGTATCAACAATGTACATTACATCGGTTGGGTCTGCCGTTGCTAATGGTGTTAAGTCGGTTACTTTTACGCCTGCCATAGTGGGTAGTTTTTACAAAGGTAAGGATTCTTTTGGAATATATTCAATCGCTGGCAATTGCTTAACCCAATCGATGATTGTGCTGCTTACCTCTTCGCCGCTTATTATCCAAGTGCCATTCGCATCTTTTATAGGATTAAAAGTCATATCAGCGACATATTGAACGCCGCGCAACTGCTCGGCTTGTTCTGGCGTGAGTTGGTAAACTATTATCATACTTGGCGAGATAATGTGGTTTGAAAGGTTTGAATTGTATTGTATAAATTTAGGTTTTCTGTTGGTGTTAAACCTTGCCCCATAAACGCAAAAGAATATTGGCGCGAATCATATTGAAATAAACTGCCTTCTCTATTCCTTACCATTAATGTCATATTTATTGCTGAAGTTGCAGCAACTGAATTACTGTTAGTATTTTTAACGAGAACACCATTTCGATAAAGCAAAGAATTTGTAGAAACAAGTCTATTTGATACAAATAACCCCCTTGAGTCAGAAATAAAATTAGCGTTTCCATCTAAAATAAAGTTATTTGTAGAATAGTATGTTCTGCTATCTGTAAACTTTATATACAAAACTACCCCAAAATAAGTCGGATTTGTGTCTGCTCCATTACCACCACTTAAAGAATTAGTCCTTGAATACAATCCAAACGATAAATTATTTTGAGCATAATTCGTTAACGGAAAAAATGTATTTGCATATCCATTAACTCCATTGCTTTGAATACCATTGCTTGTATGAGTAACGCCACCGACAAATGACAACCTAAATGCTGCATCTGTATCAGCTGGGTTTTTTAGATTGAATTTATGAGTTGTAGCAGTACCGCCAACAAAAGGATAAATCGCACTCATTTTTGCCCAAGTTCCGTTTGCCTTCATTGATGTAACCAGAGTACAAATAGCCGATGCGATTGTCGGGTTTGTTATGCCTGTTGCTGTCAAAAAAGCATTTGCATCTGCATCTGCGCATCCAGCGTACCAATAAGGATTGACTAAGAAACTCATGCGTAAGTGCCGATTAATGTAACCTTTAATCCTTTAGCCGTGCCGTCTCCGATTTGGTCAATATCGATTGTCATTTCAGCGTCATCAGCCAAAGCGGTATCACTTATTACTGGCGGTGTGGCAGCCGTTGTGCTTGTCTTTTCAGTGTTGTCAATGGTTAGCTTAGTGCTCAATATACTTGTGCCAGCTTCATTGATGTCAACTGTAAAGATATTACCGCTTGCTTGGGCTGTTGTGAGCGATGCGCGAACCGAGGTAAGCGTTACAGCTCGCGGCATCCTAAAGGTAATCTTTGCCGTGCCTGCCGTTAGTGCTGTTGTTTCATCCGATGCAGCAACTACCAACTCAAAAGGCAATGAAGCGAGCGAACCATCGCCCCTCAAGTATTGCGAGGTTGTGCCGCTTGGGGTGTTAAACTTGCCGTTGAATGTTGTCCAATCACCGCTGCTTAATGCGCCTCTGTTGCTTGCGCTTGCAGTTGGTAGGTTAAATGTGTGCGTGCTGCTTGCCGAGCTGATGCCGAAGTCGGTGCCACTTGTACCCGTTGCAAAGTTTTGCACTTGGGCTGTTAAGCCGTTCAATGCGTTAAGCCCTGTGGTGAAGGTTGTGATTACTTGACAAAGGTTATTGTCCTCGGTATGCAAGGTAATGTTACGCCCCGATGTAGTTACGAAAATGCGTACTGCGAGCCTATCAGTTGCAGCCAATACTGTCGAAGGTACTGCAAGGGCGCTAACATACAAATCGACCACCGTGCCGCCTGTAATCGCTTCTGGGTTTGTAGACCCTGATGAGATAAGCGTAAAGGTTGCGCCATCGTACTTGTAAAGTTCCATGTAAAAGCTCGGGTTGCCACCGCCACTCGAAGCATTGAAGTAGGTCTCGAAGTTCCAATTGCCTGAAGGGATTGCCAAAAGGTTTGGGTCACCCGCATCGGTTATAAATTGCGCGATGTAGCCATTGCCCTGCGCGTTTGTGCGTGTGAAGTTCGTGCCACCTCCGAGAACTGGCACGCGGCTCATTTGGAAGTAGGCATTTCCACCTATCGTGCCTTGACTTATTGACCCGTTGAGGTAATAGTTAACCGATGCGCCACCGCCACCACCCAAAGGGAAGTTAGCGAGTGACCCATCGCCACGAACGTACTGGCTGACAACTCCGTTAGCAGTTATGTCAATGCTTGGCGTAGTGGTTGAGTTAGGTACCGCAACGCTAAAGGCTGGGTTTGTCGGGCTTGGTACTGTTGCCGCAACCGATGTAACCGTTCCATTTGTAAGCGTCGGGAATGGCTGAGGTGCTCCGGTGCCATCGAGATAGTCCGAGCTCGTTCCTGTTGGCACATCGAACTTGCCATCGAAGGTATTCCAATCTGCGCTGCTTAGGTAGCCGTCCGTGGTTGAGTCAGCTTGCGTAATGCTGATGTCGGGTGTAGCCCCACCGCTTGATGCAATCGGAGCCGTGCCAGTTACCGCAGTAACGCCACCGCCCGGCACATTAACCTTAACCACTCCTGGCGAAGTAAGCGAAGCAGTCACGCCAGCGCCGGTAAAGTTCAGCGTGGTTGTGTTGGTGCTTACGTTCGTGCCTTCATCCTGAGTGCGCAATGGTGTTCCCCCACCGCCACCAATTGCCACAAGGGGATCCGCTGGTGTGCCGTTGCCTGTGATGGTAATGCCATCCACAGCCACTGATGTGAGGCATGGCTCGCATGGTTCGAAATCGGGTAGAGGAATGTCTCCAGTTGCGCAGGTGTCATAGCAGCCGTCCTCAGATGAGGTGCTGACATTCACATCCACATCAATAGCAACCGCTGCCCACTCATAGTTAACTGGCAAATACTTAATCTCATTAGCGTACCCGCTCGGCACTACCTCATAAGCGATGGCACCGATTGCAGTTTTGAATTGCGGGTCTGTGCCGCTAATTAAACGAAGCACCCTCGATGCCACCCAATCCTGTGCATCGGCTGAGTCGCAAGGTAGGTGGCTTTTGCGCACCATTGCGTATGCCGTCATGCTGAAGCGTGTCTCATAGATTGAGCGGCAACCGGCAAGGCGCAAACTGTCATTCTTGGTCACGTTAATCTTGCCACGCTTCGCCCAGAATAGCGTGCCCTGCTTCGCATCGTAATCCGTTACAGGAATCGCTTGGCCGTTGCCGATGTAAAACGCCCACGCCTTATCATTGCCCTCGCCTACAAGCTCGCTAAGGCCGTAAATCTTATCGAAGATATTGCCGACCTCAATGCGCTGGTTAAGCCTGTCGAGAATGGTGGATAGTATATTCATTTATTCATTGCGTTAATGATTTGTTGAACGAGCTCCGCTGCATGGTCTTCGAGCATCTCGGCTTGCTCTTTAGGTGTCGGCAAAAAGATAGTGCCGTATTTCGCCTCTAATCCATCAATTTTGCCCTCTTCGGATGCGGGTACTGTTATCGCTGCTTCCAATCCTTCAGTCAATACCTCGGATGAAAGGAAGCCGCCCTTCAGCCTGCCAGTTAATTCGAGAGGCAGCTTGCGTGAAGTGCCTTTCTTTAGCTCGGCATAACCGCCGGGAAAGAACAGCGACTTAATCGGCTCGCCACGCTTACCAACTTTGAACTTACTCGGCGCACTTGCCAACGCTCGCGGGCTGACATATATCGGCTTAGTGCTATATGGTACGGTTGGCAATTTCTCGCCCGCCGTGTTGGTTCCTCCACTCGAGCCAGTGCCGAATATGCGCTTAAACATGATGCGCTTCAATTCACGAACAGGGCCGTATAAAGCTGTAAACTTGGATGTCCACCCCTCATAAAGCGCATCAAGATTCTTTTGAATTTCGGCGGGTGTCGGCATGTTATGGCAGGGCTGTAACGTACTTCATATTGCGCTTGCAATCCCAGCAATGCGTATCGTCAGGCAGGCGCATGTTCTGCAACGTAGCGCCAAGGTCTTCGCTGTATCGTGTAGCTGCGATGTCGCGAGCTGCAACAATACCCTCGAAAGCATCGGCAGTCGCAAAGGGCTTCGAGCCCCGATTCACAATTACCGTTGTATTCACTCGCTGATTCGGGCTAATGGTTAGGGCATAGTTGTAAATCTCAACCGCTGTGGCATACGCTAACGCTAATGCCATCGTGCCACCTACCGAGCACAGCCATCCTTGGCGGTCGCAGTTCACATTATAGGTGAGGCTCATGCCTGTGGTGTACTTACTCGATTTGCTTGTGAGCACATTCGTGCCATCGGTTGTAAGCTCGATGCCTATCGCATCCACGAAAGGGCAGATATGCGATTCCTTAATACCGCCTCCGCAGCTTGTGCAAGTGCCTCTCTTTGGCGTGAACTTTACCGTATTGATATCTGACTCATAGACAATGGCGATGTCCATCTTACGCTTAGCTGAGGTGAATGTCTTACCGATGAACTGATCGAGCGCGCCCTCAGCATAGGTAATAGTTTCAATCAACTTGCCTGTGGTCATGTCGAATATCAAGATAGGCACGTTCACATTAGCAGAGTCGATGGCAAGGTTAATATCGGCAAGATAAAAGTTAAGATAGCTAACCGTATTCGGGTCAATCTTTAACCTAATGCCGCCATAATTACCAGCACCGAGCGCGGTCTGCACGTTGGCATAATTGGACACAACTTGTCCAACGCGCTTGCTCTCGATTATCGTGTCGCTCTTCATCATTGGGCTGAGCTTAGTCAGCACATCCGATGAAAGTTTACGCCATGCGAAGGCTCGTTTATCTTCGAACAGCTCAACGCCGTTGCGGTATTGGTCTGTGATAAGTTGCCCGAGAAAGGTTTGGTTAATGCCGAGGTCATCGATGTAGAGCCCAGTCGATGGCTCTGGTGATTCGCAGCCTCTTAATCCGAGTAGTGATTCAATGCACATCTCTTTAGTTTTTACAAAGATAAATAAAAAAAGGAGGGCACGAAGCCCTCCCTTTATTGCGTGGTTAGATTATCTAATCCGTCTTGGGTCAATAAGTCCTCATCGGCTTGCGAGAGTAAACCTACCGACCCGATTACGGGTTTACGATTTCAACGCAGTTCACGTAGTTAACGCCAGCATACTTGTCGGCTGATTCGTAAATGTCAGTCGGAAGCGTTACAATCTTTCCAGTTGTAGTCAACACAATCGACAAATTACCGCAGTCATCCTTCATAGTCAAATCTACTGGTACACCAGCCGGTGTGAACACCAAGGTCTTAGAGTAGTTTGAACCAGCCACAGGCGTGATGCCCTGATTCCAATCAGCCAAGTTAAATGATAACCACTGGATTGCTCCGGCTGTAGTTACCAAGTTCTTAAGCTGCGAACCTTGAGCCGCTGCAACGCGAGAATCGTAAGCGAATCCGAAACCGTTTTGCTGGCTGATAGCCAACAAGTCGATGCCGAACTGAGTGCAGCAACCAGCCTGCACCGCGTTAGCATAACGCTGCATCTCAGCACCGCCAAATACCACAGGCGCACCTGGATAGTTAGCCATGCGAGTTGCTTGAAGTATGTCAGCAAGTGCGAACTCGTTTAATGCTTGCCCACCAGTCTGGCGAGTAGCAACGCGCAAGCAGTCACCGCTTACAGTGTAGTACCCTGACACCTCAGTGCCCCACGTTCCGATGTCGGCAACAGCCTGAACAGCGGCAGCAGAAGCCACCTTGCGGTCAAGTACATCCATCAAACGCATTACCGACTCAAGCACATAGCGAGAGTTCTCCTGGCAATGGCGAGCGATGTCAGCAGCATTGATCAGCTGAGATGCTTGGTACGTGTCAGTCACATCCAACGTATACGTGGTTGTGCTGTCTCCGTAAGTGTTCGTTGAGGTACAAGCTAAGATGTCACCATCTGTCTCAACTTCGGTCTCAGGTAAACGCTGAATCCAACGAGCTTGTACTGTTTTTAATTTACCGCCACCGGGTGCAACCTCAGTGCGGATTAGTTTTGCGTTTTCAGGCGAAAGCAAGAACTCTAAGAAAGGCAATTGCTCACGCTGTCCAACTTCGATGAAGAGTTCGCTAAGTGACATTTGCACATTAGGACACTCTGATAGAATGCGAGATATAGACATGATTAATGTAGTTTGGAGTTTCTGCCAGTTGCAAAGGCCGACAGGTGCGCCTACTTTGCCGCGATAAGTTGCGGCTCACTACATCATAGATGCTACAAAGATAAATAAAAAAAGCCTGCATTGCTGCAAGCCTTTTCAAATAGTGCCTAAACTATTGGTATGAACGAATAAAGAACGAGCTGCAATATACTAAGGCAATTCGATTCTACCAAAAAAAGGTTTGTCGCTTACCGACCTTCGCCCCTCGCAGCTCCATAGCTGCCGAGCCCACCAATTCGCCGAGCCTTTCGGAGAAGGGATGCCATTACTAC